TCAAGTAACCCCGCTGCCCGTCGCCACAGCCACAGTAGCCGACCGGAACCAGAGGGTCGCCATCGAGTAAGCCGCCAATGTGCGAGTCGCTCCTGCTACTGCGCCTGGAATACGCAAGGTCAGCCCGACTCCTTGAGTAAGCGAGATGGGGGCCGCACTGTCGTTGTAGATGGAGACCGCATCACCCGCTGCCATGACGTTGGCCGGGATGGTTTGCGAAGCAGCAACAGCTAACGCCTTCCCCGCATCGCCGGCTACGAGGGTGCCTGTGACGTTCGTGCTGAGGGGCACTTGCTTTGCATACCCGGCCTCCAGATTATCCGGCAACTGTGCCTGTTCGATTTCACCGTTGCTGTCCAGTTTGGGAATGCCGAAAGCCACGTTCGACTTGATATCCAGCACCGGTATGGCCGGATTGGTGTTGTCGATGGCGATCATGTTGGAATCGCTGGAATCCAGGGATACCAGCAAGTTCGGCCCGCCACTGTCTTGCAGCGCCTTGATGTAGTAATCCAAGGCCATGTTCTGTGGACGGGTCTCCGTGTCTCCCGCCGCCCCGAGCGACACTCCAGTAAGCGCAGTGTCAATCGTGATTCCGGTCGATGCTGGGTCGATGGCCGGCTGTGCGTTATCGACTGTGACCCCGGTAGTAGCGTCGAAAGTTTGGTTGGAGATGCCTTGCGTGCCTCCAGGCCAGGTATTCACCCCTGCGCCAGATGTCAATGTCGACCAGGTATTGTGGAAGTGTCCGGGGTCAGTGACTCCGTGGTTATGAGCCGCTTGCGAATGCGTGTGCTGCGGGTCGGTCAATGAGTGGTTATGACCAGGGTCGACAACCGGGTGGTTGTGAGACTTGAACGCATCGGCCTGCAACGAGCCAATAGTGCGAGTCGATGGGTCACGACCGCGAATGAACTGATTGACCAGATTCGGCACGTTGAACGTCGTACTTCCGTCCCCCGCACCAAAGGAAGTGCCGATCAGGGCGAACAGTGCGGCATAGGTCACCCGATTGACTGCTTGCCCGTTGCACAGCAGGAATCCGCCCGGTACAGATGTTGAAGGGTAAGCGACGATTGCCCCGACAGGCAAACCCGTAGAGTACGCCACGAAGCTGTCGACATAGGCCTTATTGGTTGCGTGCCGCCCATTGACCGGGGGGACGTTGAGCAAGTCCAACTGTCCCGTCATGGGGGCAGAACCGTCCCGAGGCAGACTGCCCGTCAAGGCATCCGCCACGTCATTCATCGTGATGTTCGCCCAATCCGCTTCGATCAGCGTATCGGGGATGACGGGATTTTCCGGTGTCGGAAGGGTATAGAGGCCGTTACTATCGCGAGGCATTATGTTGCTCCCTGTGCAAGATTAACGAGGGGGTCCAAGATCAAAAGGGTTTTGCCGGCGAAGTGCGGTGCTCACCGGATTGTAAAGCCGTTCGCGACCAGGATGCGGCGACTGTGTTTCCAGTGCCCGTTTGAATGCCTCATATTCCTGACCAATGCGGGCCATCGCCACTTCATCACCGCGTTGCATGGCATCCATCATCGCTTCGAGAAACTGTTTCGGCATTTCCGGTTTCAGCGGGAATTCAACAGCCGGCGCAGGCAACTGTTCCCATCCTGGACCTCCACCACCACGCGGCGGCGGGTTGGGCGGTCCTTCTCCCATGAAAGGGAGCGATCCCGGACTACCCGCTGCACCTGGAGCACTCTCCATGAGCGACTGTCGGGCAACGAAATCCTGCGCCTCTTTCGCCAGAGCCGCTTCGACTTCAGGAGGAACCGACCCCGGTTCCCGACGAAGTGCAGCAACAACAGGTGTCCGAATTCCACCCGGTTCAACTGTTCCCGGAACAGTCGGCAACGGTACACCCTCACTCATCAGCGGTTGCAGCGGAACCGACTGTTCAGCAGCAGGCGACACGACAGGGGCACCCTCGATCTGCGGCAACCATCGTGCACTTTCCTCAAGACCTCTCATATCACGCCACGGGCTGAAAGGTTCGTATCCCAAACCTTCCCGCAGTGGCGCGTTTTTCGGTGGCGTAAGCAATCTCGATTGTCGTTTCGGAGACAATAACATCTTAATAATCAAATCTTTCGCAAGCGTTGTGGCAAGAGGCGCAGAAGCATACCCGACAATTGCCCCAGGAATTCCCCCGATTGCACCACCAGTCGCTCCCAATACCCCCGCCGCCATCGAATGACCGGCATAAGGTGAAGCCATCGTCTGAGCGCCGATTTCCTCGGGAGTTTTCACAGTGCGCCGCGACAGTGCTGCGATCTTGGCAAGCGTTTCCATTTTGCCGGAAAGCGGTTTCCCTTCTGTAGCCCGATTCACAATCGACGGGGAATTGAGATCAACTGCCCCGGTTGCCAGATCGGTTGCCCGCTCATAATCTCGGATTTTGGCGATCTGTTGCCGCGATTCACGAAGTCGGGGAACCAAGTCGGAAGGGGCGTGCCGTTCGAGGAAGTTTTCCAGTGCCGCCGCCCCGTTGTCATACGCCTCGGCCAGCGCGTTCGATACCTCGTCCGCCGCACCCATCTTCGACCGGTTGCGCATGTCGGCGGATTTTTTTCGATAGTCCTTGATGAGGGCAACTGTTTCCTCGCCCGTCATTTCTTTGATCCCCTGCAACCGGCGTGTCAGGTCATCGACAGCCTCTGCCTTGGCGGCAGCTTTGACTTCAGGACTGTATTTCTGCGCCCAGGTGAGGTTCTGGATATCGGTCTTGAGTCCATCATCCACAGTCATCTTTCCGACTGTTGCAGCCTCTCTATACGGGCCCGCAGCGGCTTCGGCGGCGTCATCGAATACCCGACCGACGAGCGGTGTTCCTTCAGGCAGACCGATATCTTCCCTGACCATCCGTTGAATGATGGGTTGATTTGCCCTGGAGACCGCGCTTTCCACATTACTCTTGCCCGCGAATGTCTCTGCCGCTTGAACAGCGCGACCAGGTTTGATCGTCGAAGGAATGAATTTCAATCCTTCTGCCTGACCAGCGGCGACGATTTCACGAACAGTCGGGTCAACAAGTGATTTTCGAGCGGTTGTCGCCGCTGCTTGTGCTTTCGCTTCTTTAGCCGCCTCGGTCGCAATACGCGCCCTCGGCAACTGTTGTCTGATCGCTTGAGCGATCATCGGCAATTCAGGACCGGCCACAGGTAAGCCTGCCAGTTTGCTTGCTTCCAGAGCTTTGCCGAGGGTTTCCAGATTTTCTTGCCCTTCGACACTGCGCGGTCGATAGGTCAGTGCCTCTTGAACAGCCCTGGCTGTGCGTTCGCCCTTTCCCTTGCCGAAATCACCTGTCAATACTTCATGCCCGACGCCGGCCACACTACCTGCCAACGAGCCGAGTGCGCCCGTCCCCATCGTCACGACAGGTTCGATGATTCCTTCGAGGGCGTTACGTGTCCGGGTCAGAAACCCCTTCGACTGTTTTGGGGCGATGTCGGCATCAGACCACGCCTGTTCAGGCGTTGCAATGTCCGCGTCTGTCCAGGTCATTTGAACCCCCGCGTCCCGTCGCTATATTCCACACCGATGCGTCCATCCTTGAGTCGGACTTCCCGAACGATAGTCTTTTCTTTCGGGATCGCATCGATACCCGTCGCCGGTTTTGGAGCACCGATGGATTTCGTTTCAGTCGCACCGAGAATTTCACGAAGGTTGTGGAACTTGTCCAGCAACGTTTCGTAACTATCACCTTCAGCAGGAAGGAACTTGCCCGCTCTCTGTATTTCCGCAGCAGTGAACGCTGCACCGTAAAGCTCGTGGGCTTTTTCTGCCGCCAGTTCACTAGTTGCGGCGTTTGCCACTCGTTCACCCGATGTATTGAACCGCTGCAAAACCAGATTGGGGAGCAGGGTTTTCAAACCCGCCGCGTCAGGATTTTCGACGAGTAGTTTTTCAGCCCTGTCGATTTTGGCCCGCAAATCGCTTCTCGCCGTTGTCCGCTTTTCTTCGGCAGCGGACATCTTCTTTTCGGTCCCAGTAAGCGGCTTTTTCATGTCGAGTGGGAATTTCTCGCCCGTGTCAAGATTGACCCTGACCTGACTGCCATCGGCATCGGTCACGATCTGAAACCGATCACGTTGAGATTCACGAGGCGGGCGCAGCGATGCAACCAACCGGATTTCAGACTCCCGGCGTTCTTTCCTGTCGGCGTTCTCCAATTGCCGGCGTGCCTCGGCTTCATCCTCACGAACGCGACGCTCGGCAGCGGCCCGTTCGTCGGCTTCCCTCTTCAACTGTGCCGCTTCCCTGGCCTTGATCAAGAGTTCTACCCTGCGTTGTTCTTGAGCATCTTCCCTCTCCAGTGCCTTCTGTGGAGCAGCAAGAGCCTGGGCAAGAACAGCCGCTTGAGGCGCACCCCCCATATGTGCCGGAGCAGTGCCCGCCCATTTTTGAAAGTTCTCCACTTGACGCTCGTAGGGGATTGGAATTTGTCGAGTTGCTGCGGGAACAGTTGATTCCTCGGGAGGCCCCGCTTCCAACTGTTGCGGAGACCACGACGGTACATCCTCAACCGTAGGAGGAAGACGCCTCATGAACTCGGCCATTTCACCTTGACGGCGCTGACGGAGAGCACGCTGCGCCATCTCGGCCCGATCACCCATATACCCCGAGGCGAAGCCCTGCGCGAAGTTCTCCCAGGGCGATTTGGGCACCAGAATGCGACCCACCATCTGACCTTGGGTATTCAGAGCTTGCCGACGCAGTTCATCCGCAAACTTGAGTCTGCGGGCTAGTACCTCGTCCTCGTCATCCATGTAAGGTTGTGCCATGATTATTCCTTACCAAATAGACTACTGCCGATGGATGATCCGATGGATGATCCGATGGGTCCGGCCATACTTCCAAGGACGTTCCCGGCCAACCCGCCGAGCATTCCCCCAAAACCACCCGAGTTCTTGGCGTTGGCCTTTTCGATGGCCGCTTCATAAGCCGCTTTCGCTGCGCCTATGAGGTCAGGAGTTGTCGCCCCAGGAAGTCCGGGAGTAGGTGCATTCTCGAATGACGGCATTCTGAACTGGTTGGATGCACCGAGCATCCCGAGCATCTTCGACTGGTTCGCCTGTTGTTGGGCAAGAATGTCCTGAACGCTGCCTTGGTGGCGCTGCATCCCCTGTCCGAATTGAACATTCCCCTGCTGGATGCCGGCGAGGATCGACTCCAGGTCGGAACGGTTGCGAACATCCCCCAACTGTTGATTCATGGTGGAGCCGGCGACGCTGCCGAACTCAGGGATGCCCATCGCCGCCGCCCGCTGGCGCTGTGCCGCCTCGCTGCGGGCAAGAGCAGGCTCGCGCAATGCCCGTATGGTGTCGATGACTTGCTGGTTGTACCCGCCGACCTCGGGCATGGCAGGAACCCCACCGAAATCGACTTGGCCCGTGTCATACCCTTCCAACTGTTCCTGGGTCTTGCCTTGCAGGGTGTCCCACAGTTCATGCCGCTCGGGAGTCATGGAGATGGATTCGGACCACTCCCCGGTCACCGGGTTCTTGGTCCAGTCCCGAGTGCCGAGCGGACCTGTCTGATCCGGTCTTGACGCAGCCGTCGCCTCCAGCCAGTTCTGCTTGGCAAGCGCCGCCTGTTCACGAGCAAGTCCCATGTAATCCGGTGCTGAAGGAGTCTTTGCTTTCTTGCTCATGATATCCACCTACAGTTGTCTTTGGGCATTGTGTAAATCAGCCTGTCCCCGTCCGGGTAGGCCCCCTTGATGACCGCTTCCAGATCGAAACCCAGTCGCTGTGCAAGATTGGATGATGCCAGATTACCTGATGACATCTGCACGATGATCTTGCCGACTCCCAGTTGGTTGAATGGGTAGTCGAACATCACCCGCAACAACCCTTTGGGCAGTCCTGACTTCGGCGCTATGGCGATGGATGCGTGGATCGATGCTTCGGTGTATTCGTCATAAAGCACCCCAGCCGTAATCTTGCCGTCCCTGGTCCATCCGATGCCCTGCGCCCCTCTTGTCGGAATGAGGCAAGCGCACCGATTGACGACCCAGGCAATGACGGGAAGCCCGACGACCAGCATCACATCACACTCCCAAGTTCATACACCCAGTCGGTAGCCGCCCAGTAAGTCTCGCTGGAAGAACGAATCAACAGTCGAAGGGCACCGGCTGTCCCGATTCCCGTTACCGACTGCCAGTTCTTGAAGGTGTCGAGACCTCCGGACCAAGTGGCGTTGTCCCAATAATCCACATCCCAAATACCGTCGATATTGCTGACGAATGTGGAAGGGGCCAACGGCGAATTGAAATTGAAATCCGCATTGACGGAAAAGCTGATGGCAAATTCTCCTGCGGAAACGATTGTCGGGCGAACCATCTTGAAATGCTTGTTCACCGCCAGAGCATCGAAATAGCTGAACGCAGTCTGCGCTTCCGCGTTGATGACAGTACCCAAGGTGACGACCCCTGTGTCCGGGTCAATGCTGCTATTGTCGGTATAACCCTCCCAGGCCCGATAGACAGCGCCAAACGATCCAAAAAACGGTAGTTCGTTATGCAGCTCCCAACAGTTGGCGTTGTAACCAAGGAACTGACTCCACGCCTTCGTTATGTCGTTCATAACGAACTGGTAGGCCGTGGTATCGGTCGCAGGGATGTTGATCATCAGCATGTTTGCTGCGGGGAACAGGAACGGTTGCCACCCGAACCGGCTACCCGTCAATGTGACCGAGTTCGACAACAACTGCTGGATGTACTTGGCAATGTTTTCCTGAGTCGGGTTGACCTTCGTGCTCTTGAGCAAGTCGGACAAGAACACGAGGCCATATTGCGTCACCATCAAGATGTCGCCACCATAGCGGATCGCCGAACGCTGACCCACTGGAGCACCCGCGTAATAGACGCCGACAAGTGCCCAGGTATCCGCACCTTCGACATCAAGGCCGGCGTACACCGATACCTCTCCCTCGGTGCTGATCGCCGCCAGGTGATCGTCCGCCCCATTGCCATCATCGATGGTCCAGGTGATGATCTGGTTGAGGGAACCACCCCGGGTCCAGTTGGTGCCGAACTCGAACGAATTAGCAACCCCGGTGATCTGCTCGGTAGGCATGTACCAGCCGCGAGTGGAGTTCTTCTCGACAAACCAAAGACGCTTCTGGTGCGTGTAAACATCGATGAACACCTTCGGATCGACCCCGCCAATGGTGTCCCCGGCCCCGCTGCCCGCCGTGACCTGAACAATAGTGCTGTCGGACTTAAACCACAACAGGTTGTCCGCGCCATTCACAGCGACCATATGGACACCGGCAGCATTCGGGAAATTCACATGCTCCCATCGAGCGTTCAACAGCCCGGTGATCTCCTGAACTCCCGGCACCATCGGTTCCGTCACGTTGTAGAGGGTGGCGATTCCCGGAGCATCGGAAACGAACGCATACAGTTCAGCATTCGAAAGGTTGTGAGAGGCAAGCGTTTCCACCGCACCGTTGAGGTCGGTGACATGCTTCCGATATCCCCGGCGCACTTGGCAACCGTAAGGCTGCGCGTACAGGTTGCGGAGAATGAGCGCGAACCCATCCGGCATCGCCACGATGGCGTCATGCGAGTTCAGCCCCTTGGTGGGGGCCGGTCGCGTCATGACCTTGGAAACCTGCCGGGTAGGGGTGCCAAACATCAGGGGGCTACTCCGCTTTGAGTCTGCCAACTGCCATCGGGCACGTTGCCGATAGTGATGAGCGTACTGCGGGCACGCGGCGAAAGCGTCAGCACGGGAGCGCCCTTGTTCTTGCCGATGCGGGCTTCCCAAGTGTTCAGGAAGTCCTTGCTGTAGGCGGTCGTATCCAGCCCCTTCGCCTCCCAATATTTCAGCTTGAGGTAGGCACTCAGCACCCAGGGGTCGAACAACACCAGGTCCGTGTCCGACTGCACTTGACTGTAATAGGTATTGACGATGGACGGAGACTTGAGCCAAGTGTCGGCAACATATTCCATTGCCAAGTCCAGCCCCTCGGGGCTGTCCATCGGGAAAATCTCGAACTTGCCGGCCACTACCCGATAACGCACCCGTGGACCAGAGGACAACAGTCCGCCCTTGAGCCACTGCCACTCCTGTGCCGTCTTGGGGCCGAGCAGGGGCCAATGGTTCGTTCGATCCCACTGCGTCTGGTCGAGGAAATAAGACCAGTCGGAGGGAAGGTCATACTGCGTCTGGTCGGCAACTGTGGTGAACAGCCATTCCTTGGTCAACTGTTCCCAGGGATAGCCGATCACCATGTCCGCCCCGGCACGATTCAACAGCGCAAGCATCTGCTGAACAGTTGCATCGTTCGACGTCATGACCTGTCCGGGCTTGGGCAAGCCCATCTCGATCATCGACTGTTGAATCACCTGCAAGACATTCCAGGAGACGGACATGGTAACTCCTTATTTTTTCGCCTTGGTTTCGGGCTGAACGAATGCCGGCAAGTCCTTGGTCTGATTCGCCTGTGCCGTCAGTTCAGCCAAGGCCTTCTCCATCGCCGCCATCTTCTGCCGCATTTCCTCTTTCTCGGTATCAACGGCATCGGCAGCGGTCTTGGCGATCCACTCTGCGGCCATGCGCGACAGTTCGAACCCGCCCATGATGGCTTGCTTGGCGTTGTCCGGCAGACCGGCCAACTGTTCGACCGTGAATACGTTGCGGTACTTCAGTTCGGCGATCACGGACGGCTTGGTGAACAAGAAGGGGAAGTTCTCCAGGGGCGTACCGCTGGCCGCTTCCGCCTGTCCCGACTTCCAGTCCCGGTACTTGGCACCGAAACGGTCCATGTAATACTTGATCGGGGAAACGATGGACGTGAGTTGCGATCCCGGCGTGCGGATCACGATCATGTCAATGTCGTCATAAATGGGCCGGCCCGCCTTGGTACTGGCCGCAGGGTTGAGCACCGCTTCGGTTTTGAACTGGACGAACAGTTTCTCGTCCCCACTATGATCCTGATTGCGCCGGTTGTCCAACGTCTGGACCAGTGGATTGAACTCCTGCGGAATGCTGTTGATATCGAAGGTGGGCATTTCATTCATGACATTTATCCTTATGTTGCGCGGAATGGAAGGGAACCTCGGGCGTGCCACGCTACATCGCTCAAAGGTCAAGTGTAGTTATTGACAGGAACTGTCCGTGCTAGAAAAACTACCTCGGAAAAGCTGAACGTTTCGTTTACGTTGGAGCTAACGTACATATCATAGTTAGCCGCCACGTTGTTGTATTGAATCGCATTGAAAGTCACGGAAATAACTTCCCCCGCCACACTGAATACCACAGATTGGCGAAAGACAGCAGGAATTCCATTCTTGTAGAGCGTGAATGTCAGTGTGCGAGGGGAATTTGAAGGCGATGAAACGTCCGCAGTGAAACTGAATTCGGTTGTTCCTGGGTCAAGGCGCGTAACCCGCCCCACTACAGGATTGGCCGTGTACTCGCCCTGCGAAAACGAAATCTCGGATGAAGTGAATACCAAGGGAGCCGCCGCAGTGGTCACCGCTTGAGGAACGGGAGGCGTCGCGATGAACAGCCATGCGTAGGACGGGCGTATCGCCTTGATGAGATCATCGAGGTACTGCCGCAAAATCGCCGGAGTGATGAACTTCGTATTCTGGTCGGGAAATGACGTCAGCAAATCCGCCAACATCTGATCGAGTGATTTACGAGCCATTTGCAAACCCGTCCGAAAAGCCGTTGCTGAAGGCATCGAAGCTGACGAGAGTACCACCCACCAGTTGTATAATAACATTCTTGTAAAGGTAGTACCCGATGCCGGTCAGCCCGTCGATGACGATAGGCGACCCCTCGTTGTCAAGAAAGTCCTTGATGGTCGGCACGCCTTGCTTGATGCGAACGTACTTGCTCATAATGCCCCCCGTCATGAAGGAACAACAGGTTCAGCCGGTGGAACACTACTCGAAGTGAATACCCCGGCTGAATCGACTCGCAAACCGCCCAGGTAATGACTTGCCGGCGTCGGGGAAACATCCGCCTGAGTGACCAAACTTCCGTCTATGGTGCGGGGCAGTCCTTCAAGATAGCTTGCAACAGGGTTTGCAGTGTCGACAACGAGTGCCCCATCGGGCATTGTTAAAAAGCCGTTGGTGAATCGAGCCAAACCAACAGCATCTCGCGCAACGTCCAAATCACTGACGATAGTTCCGTCGATTCCGTCGCGCAATTGGAAAGCATAAATGTTGCACGTTCCCGCGTAAGGACCAAGATTCATAACGGAAGGTGAATCAAAGATCACACCCCCTGTACTAGCAAAAGAACCTACCGCAATCCAGCTCCCATTCGTATCCGATTTGTAATAGGCGATTGCCCCGGTCGTTGCGTTGTAAGTCGCCCGTATCCAGGACACGCTACCATCAGGAATGTCAGTATCGACAGGCGATGTCGGGGTAAGTGCCGTAAGTCCATCGAGACTACGGCGGAACGTCAATCGTCCATTGGTCGCATTCAGTTGGAAAATAAACCCAAAATTCGGACTCGAATTGCCGTGCGCCGCAACTTGCGTAGTACCGGAAGGAGTCCAATCGGGGAACTGGATTTGAATCCGAATATCGACATCCCCCGGCATCGTCCATTGTGGGCTGTCCGGACTGCTAACTTGTGAGGAAGCAGCTTTGAAAATAGATATTGGAACAGTGTCGTAGTCAATTTGACTGTTCCCCTGTAACGTCCAAACCTCCCCCGTTACTTGCGAAACAATCTTATTCTGGATGCTTACCGGAGCAGGAACGACATGAATCTGCCCAAGGGGGCTGACTGCTATCCCCCCTTGGTAAGTCGTGGCCGAATCAACCGGGTCGGACGTGACAAACGCCCGACCCTCGGCATCGCGACGGCCCGGCAGCATTACACGGGTGCAGCAGAAGCGGCTGTCGCCGAACCGAACACCGACTGCCCGACGGTGATACTGACGCCTGATCGGTTGTTGAAACCAGTCTCGACCGCCGATCCGTTCGCAACAGTGCCAGTCGCCGTCACCATCTTCAACTCGAAGCCGGTGAAGGCAGGACCAGCGCCCGCGTCACGCGATCCACCATTGCCCGCACCCAACAGGCCGAAACCCGCCGTGTAGGGAACAGTCGGCGCGTTGCCATCGACGTTGGCAGTGCTCTTGCCGCCGCCGATGGCAGTGAGGATTGAAGTCGTTGCGGCATTGCCGTCGGGCAACGTCACACCGGGCACGTAACTGTCGTTGAAACCGGCATCCTTGATGGACTGTGGTGCCGTCGGTCCAATGATGGGCGGCGAACCGAAGCCGATGCCGGTACATATGGCACCCGTACTGGCATTACCGGACTCGTCATTGTCGAATGGCGAACCCTTGGGACCGCTGAACGACGAGAACAGAACCTTCTTGCCGGCACTCGGATTGGCAAGGTTTTGCGCGAGGGTGGAACCTGGGAGCGATGCAGGCATGATATTTCTCCTTACTTCTGTGAAGGTGCGGGAACACCCGCCTCGTTGGAACCTCGCGGAACCTCAACGGGCGGTTGTTCAGGCGGTTGTTCAGGCAGCTGTTCAGGCGACTGTTCAGGCGGCTGTTCAGGCGACTGTTCAACTTCGTCGGTCATGATGTCTCCTTTACTGTTTTGCCGCCGCGATACGTGCGGCACGAATACGGTCAAGCCCTTCCGGTGAATGTTTCCAAGGACGGCGATTCTTTGCCTGAAAACGATGGGGTAACCAAATGCAATTGGACTTCTCATAGTTACCATTCACGTCGATGCGTTCGAGGGAAGCCTTTTCCGGCTTTTCGCCCATGTCATCGAGAAAATTACGAGGGTCATGCCATCTGTCGCAGACAACAATTCCTCTCGCGCCCCAGTAACAATAATCCTGGTCATTCTCGTTGTAACAACGTGACATCATTTTCTTCCAACTGTTGTAGGTTTTGGTTCCTCCCATCCCATGCTTCATTGGGAAAGGACGCCCTGTCTTACCTTCCATCAGTCTTTTGGTCATGTATTCAGATTGAATTTTCCGACCGGGGGCATCATCCGCCCACTTCCAATGCTTGTTCTTCGTAGTCATTTGACACTCCGTAGTTATTTGCACGGGTATCATATTATACGCTTTACAAGCTGATTGGAAGGGGTAGAATCCGTCTAAACCCTTGTTACTCAACACCGATGCCCTGGAACTCCGAGCCGGAAGTGGTGAGATTTCCTGCCCAGGCGAGGATTTGCACAGCGGCATCCTGGTTCACCGAATACCGCTGGCCCGGTGACAACGGCACCATGTTGCGCTGCGCGTGCGGACGGTACTTGATGTACTTGGTGTTGAGCATATACATCGTCTTACTCGGCACCCCGACAGTTCCCATGCCGATGCCGCCATCGAGCACCACGTCGGCATCCATGAACTTCATGGACACGAACCCGAGGTTGGCATCCTGTGCCGACGTGAAACGCTGGATCGCTTGCAGAGACCCGGTGTACATGCCCCAGTAAGCGTTGTCCATGACGATCAGGTCAGGACGATCCGTACCACGAACCAGCGATGCCCACAGCGCATTCATGGCGGACTGGATGTTTGCCGACGAGACAGCCGCACCGAGGAAGGTGCTGAAGTCGAGCGTCTGATTTTTCCAGAAGGCCCACGTGCTACGGTCGATGCCGCCATAAGTGTTGGTATTCACAATCGGAACCGCCGCCTTGAGACCGGTGATCT